GATCACAAAGCCTACATGGAGGCAATGGCCCGTAGGCATAATCGAACTGAGGCTGGCATAGCTCAGACAATTATCCCAGAGACACAACAAGAGTTTCTGTAAATGGCGCGACCAGAGAAAGTATTTACCGATGATGAGGTAGCCGAGGTAGAAAGACTCGCACCATCATTAACCCAGCAGCAGCTTGCGGATTATTTCTGTATTAGCGTCAACACGTTAAAGGAAATAATGAAGCGGGATAGCAGAGTTTCTGATAGTTACAAGCGTGGCCTGACCAGAGCTGGCATCATTATGGTAGAGAAGCTCTATGACAAGGCAATGGAAGGTGATCATCCAAGCATGAAGCTCTGGCTGTCACAGAGGATGGGATGGACCGAGAAGAGCCGTCAGGAGATCTCAGGACCAGAGGGCAGGCCGATTGAGAAGGACTACCATGTAACCATCGAGGTGGTTAACCCGGGAGACTTAGATGCCGATTAGCGTGAAGCGTATAGGCAAGAGGTACAGGCTGGTAGAGCCTGATGGGACTATAGCAAAAAACGACAAGGGCACAGCGATTGATGGCGGCGGCCACAACACTAAGGATAAGGCCGAGGCGCAAAGTCGAGCTATACGAATTCGGAAGTCATCAATAGAGATTGAATGAATCTACAGATTGCACCTAAGCTACTGCCAATACTAACCGCCAAGCAGCGGTTTGTTGTTGTATACGGCGGCCGCGGGAGTGGCAAGAGTTACGGGCTTGGTTCCCTGAGCCTCCTGAAAGCTCTCAAGGGCCAGAAGATCGGAGCCTTTAGAGAGTTTCAGAACAGCATAGATGACTCAGTACACAGCCTCCTAGCGTCTCAGATAGGCTCTTATGAGCTAGAAGACTTTGAGGTTCAGAACAACCAGATACTCTTCAACGGTGAGGTAGCCTTCAAGTTTAGAGGCTTAGCCCGCAACGTGGAGGCCGTTAAGTCAATGTTCGGATTCAACCTGTTCTGGGTTGAAGAGGCACAGACAATATCCTTTGAAAGCCTCAAGGCTCTAACTCCTACTCTCCGGGAGCAGGGCAGTCAGATATGGCTGTCAGGCAACCCCAGGTCTAGCACTGACGCATTCTCCGAGCGATTCATTAAGCCATTCGAGAAGCAGCTTAACCGGGACGGCATATATGAAGACGATATGCACCTGGTGATCCGTATGAACTACGAGGATAACCCGTGGTTCGTGAAGACCCCACTAGAACAGGAGCGGGTGCATGATAGGCAGAACCTGCCCAGAGCTATGTACGAGCACATCTGGGAGGGTAAGCACCTTGATACGGTGCAGGACAGTATCATTGAGCCTGACTGGTTTGATGCCGCTATCGACGCCCACACCAAGCTCGGGTGGAAGCCAGAGGGCTCTCTGATCGCGTCTCACGATCCATCGGACGAGGGCGGTGACAGTAAAGGCTACGCGCTGCGCCACGGCAACGTAATCCTGGATGTGTGCGAAAAGGTAACAGGTGATTCCAACGAGGGTATGGACTGGGCTCTGGAGAAGGCCATATCAGCTCAGGCAGACCATTTCATCTGGGACTGTGATGGCTTGGGGATAAGTCTCAAGCGCCAGGTAGATCAGGCGCTCGATGGTAAGAAGATCGAATACCATATGTTTAAGGGCTCCGAGTCTCCATATGACCCAGAGATGCCTTATACGCTGGGAGGAAGCCAGAGGGCTAAGACCAACCGGGAGACCTTCTTCAACAAGCGAGCCCAGATGTGGTGGACTTTGCGGGACAGGTTTGAGGCAACGTACCGGGCGGTTGAGAAGGGCCAGTACATCAACCCAGAGGAGCTTATAAGCCTGTCATCTGAGATTGACAACCTTGAACAATTACGCTCTGAGGTGTGCAGAATCCCACTAAAACGGGCAAATAGTGGTAAAATCCAGATACTCAGCAAGGTAGAGATGGCCAAGAAACCCTACTCGATACCTTCACCGAACATGGGCGATGCTCTTATGATGAGTATGCACAGCCCTAAAGTAAGCACTGTGAAGCCAGTGACTATCAACTTTGCGGGATGGAAGAATGGCAGAATATGATGATGGCAAAGAGCTAGACAGCCGGGGATCGGCAGAGGCTGATCTCTCATTCAAGGCAGAATATGATAACCATCAGGATGTCATTGATCTTCTGAGCAAGTGCCAGATGGCAGATCAAGACAACCGGGAGCGGGTGCGAGAGGCTCACTTGTTCTTGGACAAGCGAGACGGCCAGTGGGAGCCCTACTGGTGGAACTCAAACGAAGAAAAGCCAAGATATACCTTCGATCAAGTAAACCCTATCGTCGATCAGGTAGCCTCTGAGATCGAGCAGAGCGACTACGATATCCGAGTATCACCTGCCGGTGGGAACGCCACCAAAGACATTGCTGTCACCATTGACGGCATCATCCGCAATATTGAGCAGATGTCCAACGCCAAGACCGTGTATGCCCAGGCGGCGCGGAATATGGTTATCGGCGGCATGGATGGCTGGCGGGTGGTCCAGAAGTACATCAGCGACAATACCTTCGACCAAGACCTGGCGATTGAGCATATCGGCAACTTCGTTGACCGGGTGTGGTTCGATCCAGCGGCAGAGAATCAGGACAAGTCAGACAGCCGGTATGCCTTTGTGCTTCATCCTATGGCTAAGGATGAATATGAGGCCAGATGGCCCGAGGGCTCTGGTGAGAGCGTGGATGACAGCCGGGACGGCGAGGCTTATTACGACAAGGCCGAGGTGGTGGTAGTCGGTGAGTTTCTGTATCTCGAATCAGAGGACCGCGATCTTGTGCTGATGTCCAATGGTCAGGTGCACGAGGTCAATGATGACTTCGAGAAGGTAGTAGATGACCTGGCTGCCATTGGTGTGACCGAGGTCAAGCGCAGAACGCGCAAGAAGCATTACGTTTGCAGCAGGTACTTTGATGCGAAAGACTTCCTTGAAGAAAAGAAAGAGACCGTATTTTGCCGAATTCCGGTGGTCCCGACTTACGCCAACTTCAAGATTTTTGAGAACAAGACAATCTACTGGGGTGTGGTAGAGAAGCTGCTAGATCCCCAGCGGGTGATGAACTACAGCGTATCGCGGGAGATTGAAGAAGGGGCTCTTGCGCCTAGAGCGAAGTATTGGATGACACCTGCTCAGGCTTCTGGTCATGAGAAGCAGCTTCGAACATTAAACACCAACGCAGACCCGGTTCAATTCTACAACGTGGACCCCGAGACCCCTGCGGTCCCGCAGCAGCAAGGCGGAGCCCAGATCAACCCCGGACTGCGCACGATATCCGAGGCCATGCGTGGGATTATCGGTCAGACGGCGGGTATGTTCGCTGCCAGTATGGGAGACAATCCCGGACTGCAGTCAGGCGTTGCTATACGTCAACTGCAGGATCGTGGCTCCAATGGCACGTTCAAGTACAGCAAGGGTGTAGAGATCGCTGTAGCGGCCACTGGTAGGCTGATCAAGGATGCGATCCCGATGATCTACGACACTCAGCGCCAGGTCAGGATACTCCGCGAGGACGAGTCCTACGATATGGTGGACCTGAACCAGAAGGTCATTGATAACGAGACCGGCGAGGTGGTGGTTGTTAATGATATGCAGGTGGGCAGCTATGACGTTACCTGTAGGGCTGGACCCAGCTTCCGCAACCGTCAGCAGGAGACCATTGAGGCCATTACCGCTCTGGCTCAGACCGATCCGACACTGATGCAGATTGCTGGTGATCTGTTGCTGCAGAACATATCCACTCCAGCGGCATCTCAGATCGCAGAGCGCAAGCGCATTCAGATGATCTCTCAAGGATTGATCCCGCAGTCACAGATGACCGAGGAAGAGCTTCAGGAGATGCAGGCCAAGCAGATGATGCAGGCTCAGGGACAGGCTCCTGATCCCGCTATGGTGCTTGCACAAGCAGAGCAGATGAAGGCCCAGGCCGATATGATGAAGGCCCAGGTTGATGCTCAGAAGGTGCAGAACGAGACTATGAGAATACAACTGCAGGCCCAGAACGACCAGAACGAACTGGTAGCGGATCAGGCCAAGACGCAGGTTGATGTCTTCAATGCTCAGACCAATCGCATCAAGGCGCAGGTAGAGGCTGAGAAGGCTGGTGCTGTTATAGACCACACCAACATCAAGGCATTTGGTGATCAGTTAGACAACCAAGAGCAGATGCAGGAGATGATGGACGAGCAGGAGCGCAAGGCTCGGATGGCTATGATGTCGGATATAGACCTGATCAGGATTGCGAACGGTGGCTAAGACCGACCAAGAGCTAGCTCAAGAGGAAGTTAATAACCGCCAATATATGTACGGCGGGCTAGGTCTATTCTCTCAATTTCTTTCAGGTCAGCGCAGAGAGATATTGCGCCCAGAATCCACGCAGGTTGCTGGCCTTGCTGCTGGTCCTTCTGGTCTTGAGTACATAACCGAAACAATCCCAGCCCAGTATGGTCCTGTTGAGTACGATCCTAGTTATTCTCCGGTCCGTAGGGGGCTTTCTGCGTTGGGCGATATGCTTGGCGAAGCTCCATCATTCCTTGGATTCAGAGGCCCAGACGAGCAGGTAGAGGCAATACAAGGTGTAGGCTCTAGCCTCCGGGATGCTTTGTTTGGCAGTGCTGAGTATATGTCCGAGCAGGCAAGGGCCGCGGCATCAGGCGGTGAATACTTTGATCCTGAGACGGGCAGGACCGTAGCGTTTGACCCTACCATTACGATGTTTGGCGGTAACCCGGCTGAGGGCGCTGTGATGGGCTCCGGCTTGCGGATGCCTCCGTTATCAAATGCTCAACGTACCCAGCTTGGCGCTTCAACGCTGCCGAGTTATCAAAAAGCTAGAAACGTGCTTGGCGAGGGTAGAACTCTGGACTTCGGGGCCGGAAGAGGTCAAGGGGCGTCAGAGATCGGGGCAGACACTTTTGAACCATATCCGCGAGAGGGATTCAGCCCAACATATTCCAGCGCAGCAGATATCCCAGATGAATCTTACGAGAACCTAACATCTCTTAATGTGCTCAACGTAATGCCCAGAGATGTCAGGGATCAGGCGGTTGCTGATATCGGTAGGGTTTTGGCGCCCGGGGGCAGAGCTGTTGTTACTACTCGCGGCAGAGATGTGTTGAACGCAAAAGGCACTCCGGGCAGAGAGCCTATGTCGATTATCACTACTGCGGACACTTATCAGAAGGGTTTCACTCAGCCAGAGCTTAGGGACTACATGCAGGCTCAATTGGGTGAAGGTTTCACCATAAGAAACCTGCCAGAGAAGATAGGTCAAGCTGGCGTGTTGATAGAGAAAACAGCGTCTCCTACAGCCCTATACAGTGGCGGCAGAACAGGAACCGGCATTGCTGCAGGAAGGTCGGGTTCCAACATCCTGTCGGACAGGTCTAGGCCAGACTTTGATATGGACACCACTTACTATCACGGCACATCATCTGATTTTACTGAATTCACACCATCAGAAGTTGGTGACTTGGGTCCGGGTATTTACATGACTCCAAACCCAGAGAAAGCTAGTGGTTATGCAGCGATTCGTAGATTTATGCGCCGTGATACAAACAATGCCTCACCAAACGTGATGCCTTTACGATTGCGGAAGGATCTTAATTTCTTAGATCTGCAAGGGCGAGCGATCATGCCCTTCGACCAAGACCGTATACAAAGACTCAGGGATAGCGGTTATGACGGGATCAGGCAATTAGATGAGTCTGGAAATGTAACGCAGTTAAACATCTTTGATCCTCAAAACATCAGATCAGTAAACGCAGAGTTTAAGCCAGGTGAGAGCGCGAATATCCTGTACTCTGGCGGCAGGACAGGAACAGGCATAGCTGCAGGATCGTCTCTGGGTCAGTTGCTTCAAGAGCAATTCCCTAAAGACTATGACCCCAGAGTTATTGAAAGCTACACGAGCGCAGGGATTGACCCAAGAACCTACGCTGCTGGATCTGGAGCAAATACGAGAAAGCCTCTAATAAGCCAGGTTGATAGGAACCTATCCACCGATATCCAAATAGGCGATCAGAGGATTGGTGATGTACCGATCATAAATCTTGAAGATTATGAGGGTTATCCTTTCATATCCTCAATGTCCGACAGAAGCGCAGCGGGTGATGTGATTCAGTCAATCAATGGTGTCCCGGTCAATGTTTCTAGGCGCGGAGGGATGGACTATATGTTCGATCCTGAGAGCGGAGAATTCGTATGGGCATCCGCTCCTGACGTTCTTGTAGGTCAAGAGAGAAGGTCTGGAACGTCTGTATTTAAGGAACCAAGAGAGAAATCAATACTTGGAAGAGCTATAGCTCTAAGAGAGCAAACTGGCAAAGACCCCTTGTTTATACCATTCTCTATGGCTCCCACTGGAGTTGATTTTTCGCAGCCAGCAGAGGTCATGCTCTCCCACGCAAGGAATGCTCTGGACCTGTCAGATTTGAACAAGCTAGATGCCGATATCAAGGAAGTATTCCCCGGATTCAGTGGGATCAATAGCCCTGACGGCATGAGCCAAGTCAATCAAGCCTCTGGGGATGTTAGAAAGAAGATCATCAATATCATTAACAATGACTATTCTCAGAAGGGAGCCCTGACTTCCGGGCAGGCTAGAGCAGCATTACTAGATCAAGCTCAAGCTATGTCCAGGGACTCAACCCTGCGTAATGTTGGGCTGGTCGATACAAGCAGAATGATTACTGTGGGAGATGTCCATCCGATTTATAAAGGAGGGCTATACGGCGAGGGTTTAGGAAGACTTGCTGTTCCTTACTCTGTCTACGAGCTAAACCCGCAAGCCGCATATCTTGGGGGTATTCGGCCAGATCAGTTGCTGAATCCTCCTAGAAGCACTGGGATGGGCGCTGGAACCAGAAAACTAGAGCTGAGCCCACTTACAGGGGTAATCACAGATGATGTATTGAGGGGCATGGAAGCGCGTAGAGCGCAATTCTAAAACCCTTGTAAAACCACAATATGTGGTATAGTAACGCCATAGCGAACTCCACGCTTTCTTGGAGGCACGGAACGTCACCGTTTATTTGACGGCATTTATGGAAGGTAAGATGCAACCAGAAGATACGCTCGATGAGGCTGAAATAGAGCTTGAAGAGGTAGAAACTGAAGATCAGGAAACTGATTCCGACTCATCTACGGATACTGAAGAGGTTCAGGAGAAACAAACCGATCCTGATTGGCGTAAGGTCCGGGCTAGATTTGACCCGGTGCAGCAAGAGGCTTATGACAGAGGCATAGCTGAAAAGGTTAAAAGGCTCAGGGAAAAAGAGCTGGAGGCCGAACAGCTAAAGCAACGTCTACAAGCGCTTGAGCAGCAAATGCCAAAACAGGAAAGGCCAAACGTGCCGAAGGAGCCTGACCCGTATGCCCTGAGCGATCAGGAATACCAGCAGCAACTCCGACTGCGCGATGAAGCCATAGCTAGACAGGCTGCGTTTGACGCACAGCAGCGCTTTCAACAACAGGAGGCGCAGCGTTTGCAGCATGAACAGCTGATGAAAGAGCAGGAGGCTTTGAACGAGAAGGTATCTACCTACTCGCAGCGAGCTGTCCAGCTTGGCATTTCTAACGAGGAGTTACAGG